GTTGGCTTTCGCTGCCGCCTTATCTGCAAAGTCGCTGACTCCATCTAGACCTTTGTTCAGTAGATCGAGTCCGGTCTTTGCATACTTGCCTACGCCTGGGAGTTTGGATAGTGCTCCGAGCACGAGCTTGAGTGGAGTCATGAGGAACTTGAGGACAGCCTCACCTACCTTGCCTACCATCGGGATGATAGATGCGAAAGCAGTCAGACCAGCCTTACCTACTGTGATGATGACATTGCGGAATGTTTCGCTGTTTTTCCACAGCTTGACTAGACCTGCAGCGAGTAGAGCTACTGCTACTACGATGAGTCCGATAGGATTCATCTTCTGCGCTAGGTTCAACAGTTTCTGCGCTATCTCTGCGCGCTTCACAGCGAGTGTATAGACACCCCATGCTACTGATCCGATAGTGAGTGCGATAGCGAAGGCTTTAATCTCATCCTGATTGTTTTGGAAGAAAACGCCTAGTTTTGTGAGCAGAGGTATAGCAATCTTGAGTACAGCTAGTAGTCCCTTGAACGCTGGCATCAGAGCATCGCCGAGTGCGACCTTCGCATCCTCCATCTTTGCCTGTAGCGTTTTCATAGTATTCGCTGTGCCATCTGCGGTACGCGCATAGTCACCCTGCGAGAGTGCTGTGTCTTTCATGATGAGCGCATATGCCGCCTGAGCCTTCGCCGCAGGAGTCAGAGCCTCAGATGTGGACTTGATGAGTCCTAGAGATAGTGCCTCGGTCTTGAGTCGCGCCTCGTTCATCGCAACGCCGAACTTCTTGAGTGGCTCTGTCTCACCGGATAGACCTGATCTCAGAGCTGTGATTGCATCATCTATCGAGGTATTGTTGAACGATGCCATGTCACCTGCGAGCTGTACGAGAGACATAGACATATCCTGTGCCTGTCCCTGTCCGAGCCCAAATGCCTGGAAGAGATTGCCGTATGTACCTGCAGCCTCTAGAGCAGCCTGATTACTGATACCCATACTGTCTGCGGCGGTTGCGCCCCACGCCTCGACTGCTGCTGCGCCCTCTCCAAAGACCACGCGCACCTTTGATAGTGACTCTGCCATATTTGAAGCAGCCATAACTGTGTCTTTGGCAAACGCTACTACCTGTGTACCTGCAAAGGCGACACCGATAGTACCTGCTATGTTTTTGAGTTTGCTAGAGAAGTTGCTCATGCCGGTGCTAGCGACCTTTACATTGTCATCTACGCCTTTGATAGCCGCCTGTGCCTGAGCTAGACCCTGCTTGAGGCTAGTGACATCAGCCTGTATCTGTACGAGAATCGGAGGTATAGCTGACATATCAACCCCTAATCCGCGATGCAAATGCGCTAGTGAATACTCTGTTCAATGTGCCATTAGCTGAGAGGTTTCTCGCTGCAGGCCCTAGATAAGGATACTTCACACCTGGCTTCCATCTCGGATGTCCTAGTTCTACAGCTCGTGCATAGACCATCGTGGCAGATACGACTACTGAGTAGCTATCTCCAAATCCTTTGATGGGCATAGATGTAGTGATGCTCCTGCGCAGATTACCTGTGCGCACATTCGGCCCTGGTCTGCCCGATGCGTTCTGTTTTGCCTGTCGCTCCACAGCTAGACCTGTGATCTGTATAGCCTGGGCGACAGCCATATCTATCCGTTGTGCTTGTCTCTGTACGCCTGATATCACATCAGAGAGGTTGGGTATCGTTACGCGTATGGTCACGATCTCTCCATCCTCTCCGCCTTCACCTCATCTACTACTGCGGCTATAGCCCAGAGCCAATCCGCCGTATTAGCCGGTAGATCATCTACCTGGTCAGGTGTCCATCCAAACCTGTCGGCTGCGATGTAGTACACCCACTCCTCATCGGGATAGTCAAACGCCTCGTGGCGTTGTCCACCCTCAATCAGCCATTTGAGCCGTTCGAGTCGGCGGTAGTCGCTTTTGGGTCTTTCTCTGTCTCATCAGTCTTTGCAAGAGATGGGAACAATACTTCCTGTGCCTCTTTGGTCATCTCTACGAGTGCATCGTAGTCAGCCATATCTAGCTCATCTAGTGTTTCTAGTTTGACTGATGGGATGATGAGATCGAACGACCAGTCCTCGACCAACATAGCGATGAGTGAGTCTGATAGTGCCATCGCCTTTGATAGGTCTCCGCCATCTACCTCTGATGCTCTGAGTACGCGCTTACGATCTTTGACCTTGAGTGTCTTTGGGTCTTTCAGAGTAGCTGTAGCACCTGATGGGAGTTTGATCTGTTTTGACATTGTGCCTCCTTAGTAAATATGCCTTCGCGCATCATAACTGAAAAGGAACAGGGGCGCGGAATAGCGGGGAAGGCGTACCGCTATCGACCAACGCCCCTGTTCTGGAACTACTAGGCGTATGTGCCTGATGCTTTTGCGTTCTGTAGCACCCACTTGATAGGAGCGAAACCACCTGTTGATCCTGCATCTGTGGTGTTGCCCTGTCCGTTGATATCTACTGTGACCTGTACATAGTCCTCGCCACGCTCGATGACTGCTGCGGTATATGCGCCCTTGGAGATGGTCGCTTGGATTTGTACTGCAGTAGCACCTGCGCCATATGCCCAGTTCAGCACGATAGCTGGCTGAGTGTTGTTGAGGAAGCGTGTGAGCTCTGTGTCGTTCTCCATGATGAAGGTGATTTTGCCTGTGACCTCGATAGGGCCGAGGAACACCTGATATGGATTCTGTGTATTGCTGATGCCATAGACAGGAGTGACATTGCGCTTCATGTCAATGTTTCCAGTCATAGCGTTGCTGATTGAGCTACCGCCGATAGATACAGTACCGCGCCATACCGGTGTAGGTAGGATGGTAGAGAATGTTGGTGAGGTAGATGTCTCTGTGCTAGATGCCCATCCTGTTGTTTTTGCATCGTACTCCAGCATTCCATCTGCGTTGAAGCGGAGGGAGAAGTCTGAGAACTGGCATCCTGGATATGAGCGGTTGCCTGCAGCGTAGAAATCTGTGAGTGTGTAGCTGATTGGCTGGTCATCTGCTGCTGCGGTGAGGCTGTTTTTGAGCGAGATGGTGTGTGTATATGGTGCAGATACACCTGTGGTAGCCACGCTACCTAGCAGACCTGCGATGGAGTATCCGATGGTGTCTGCAAATACAGCTCCACCGAAGTCCACAGTCGATCTTGTGCGACCCTGGATGTATGCGTAGTTCACAACATTTGAGCCACGAAGCCCTGTGTCGTATAGCGGATCAACGATATCTACAGGCTTCAAGCTGTCCTTAGCGACAGGGATGAAGTCAGTAGGTGCTACAACCGTACCCTTTGTTGCTTCTTTGGCGATACCGAGGTACGAGCGTACCGATTGTTGTACTGACATGTCACTCTCCTGTTTTCTGGTCTGTCGATGCAGACGGTTTGATTGGTGCTGTTGGTACTACTTTTGGCGAACCTGCAGGTGCGCAGTCAGGATGTGTGAATCCCTCCGGCGCATCAAACTCATCACCTGGCTGGACTGTGACCCCAATAGCAGGGAACACTCGTTCATCTGTGCCGTTATATTTCAGTCTCATAGTGCTCCTTATGCTTGGATCATCTCAGTCACATCGAATTCTAACTCAGCGTAGGTCTCTGTTGCGCCCTCATTGCTTGTCGCAGGTTCTCCATACCGAGCTCTGATGATGGGCTCTGCACCCTGCCACACGAGGTTGCCCGTAGTGTCGCCGAAGTTATGGTCAGACCGAAGCCTCTCTTTGATGTTGTCCACGAGGGTATCAAAATCTGTCATCGCGCTCTCGGCGTTTGTGTGCATAGAGTGTGTATAGAGCTGTATGACTACTGTGTAATCCACGCGCTTCCATCCGCTATGCGCTCCGCCTATTGCTAGACGAGTCTCTTTCTCCGCCGCGATAAAGATGACAGCGGCAGATCGAGTCATCTGCCCAGGCTGTGCGTTCACCTGGTAGTTGATGCGCTTGGGGAACGATGTGAACACCTGATTGAGCATAGGGATAGGTGGATTTGATATGAAAGATGTGAGGGTATCTCGTACCCCTGTGCGCCCTGCCATTATCTGATCCTGCGGTACTTGTTCACCATGTCGAGGGCTAGAGCTATCTCACCTGAGTATCGAGCGTTGTTCCCGATATTGACCGTAGGCTGAGTAGTCAGATTCATCGTCATGCTGTTGTCGCCTCGTACCTTGAGGAAGGCGGTAGTGATGAGGATGCAAGCCTGTTTGATGGCGTTCGGCATATTACCGATAGCCACTCCTGCAGCATGGCTGAAAGCGAGCGCGCTAGTCAGAGGTACAGTCGTAGAGCCATTGGTATATGTACTAGCGACTGTGATGCGCTCGCTCTTTGATCCATCGTAGATGCGGTATGGCTGACCGGCGAGGATACCTGTCCCATCGGTGACTGTCAGGGAGGTCGCTCCTGCGGTAGCTGTAGCGATAGTCGTATTGACGAATCCTGAGACATAGGTGTACTCGGTGAATACCTGTTGGCGTGGGCCGTATGCACCGCCAAAGCCCAACGGCCCCTGAGAGCTGTAGTTGATGCCTAGATTCGATAGAGGAATGATGAGTTGTTGAGCCTCGAACCATGCTGTAGAGCAGTCAGGTAGGGCTACTAGATTGTTAGGGTCTGCCCCATACTGAAAACTAGAGAGCGAGATAATAGGTGAGTTATTCGGATGCAGAGCTATCATGCCCTGTCCATTGACCCTGACTCGCTGTGTTTCTGTGTACTGATCTGCCACTAGGGACTGATTCAGATACTCGTTCATATATGAGGATGCTCGTAGGATCACATTTGCGAGCTCGGCATCCTGCGCCGCCTGATTGCCTCCGACTACGAGATTGTTATAGTCGATAGAGGTAGGGGCATCTTTGTACTCCTGGACTGTGAGGTAGGGATACTCTTGAATCGTATCGGGCGTGATACCTACTGCCATGACTACTCCCCATCTCTAGCTATATCTGCAGCCTCATGTCCACATCGGCCACACTTGCGAAACCACCCATCAAAGCCACAGGCTGTACAGGTGAAGCCTCGCAACATATCGCCCTGCGAGATCGGATTGAGAGATGCCTCAAAGAAGCCCTCTCGCTTCATCGCCTCGCCATGTGCGCGACTTTCTACATTGTAAATACCACCACGATCTGGGTTGTATTTGACTCCGCCAATGACTGTCTCTTTCACGCCTCTATCTGGAGCTACATATCTTGGCATTTTGCCTCCTATAACTGATGGAGGATGCGGCTGTTACACCGCACCCTCCTCCGCCTTATTCAGTTGTACTACGCAGGGATGATTCCTGATACTGCGCCGTTCCATGCTGGAGCTGTGCAGAAGAATGTTCCTCGGAAGTAGGTTGAGAAGTCATAGCTGAACTGAGTCACAGGCCATTGGATGCCCATGTAGTCTTGAACCATGAAGTTCGCCCACACATCGCTGACCTCAGTATCTGGGATAGGAAGTGTGAATGAGAGAACAGGTGCGACACCCTGATTGAGCCAAGGGTGAACCATGAGATCGACAGCCTTACCGGTGACTTCGTTCTGGAGTCCAGTCACGATAGAGCCATAGGTAACTCCATCCTTACCTGGCTCCTGAATGGTCAAGCGGTAGTTAGCTGTAGAGCCACTCTTGATTGCATCTGAGAGTTGCTTACGGTCATTGCCGTTGAGTAGTACCAAGTCAGGGTCGCCCTTGACATTTGAGTACAGAGTCGCGAACACATTCTGGAACTCAACACCTGGGTTTGAGGTAGAGAATGCTGCGTTGATAGCGTTCAAAGCACCTGTGTTAGGGCCGAGAACTGTTGGGAGGATGCCGTCATATCCTGTCGCATATGCAGAGGTATCTGCGTTAGCGCGAGATGCTGCTGCACCTGATGTGCTAAATGCGAAGTTGTTAGCAGGTAGGACTGTAGCTGATGCGCCCTGGATGACAACAGATGTCGCACCCTTGACTGTACCTTGATACTTAGCATTCGCTGTTCCTGTAGCTGTACCAACATAGATGTTGTAGCCGAGTGCTCCTACTGATCCTGTCCATGAGACAGAAAGTACATCGCCTGATGCGACAGTTTCAGATGCTACAGCCGAGACGATTGACTCGCCGAAGCCGCTGCCTGAGATACCTGCATCTGCGGTGATGTAGATGTAGTAGGTGTTTGCAGCAAGGGCTGTTTGTGATCCTGATGCTGCAGGTGATGATGCGTTGAGAGCTGTTGGGGCTGCGATTGCGCCTGAGTAGCCAGATGCAGTACCACGAGCCATGAGCATCATGCGTTCTTCCATCAACATCGTTGCATATAGCGTAGATGTAGATGAGAGCTGACGGAGATCTTGGTATCCAAGACCTGAGAAGTTAGCATCGAACGAAACGCTGTCGGATAGTGAGTAGCTGTTGTATGGCAGCACTAGATCATCAGCGGCGTAGGAGATTTGTGGCCCACGCTCGTAGTTGATTGCTCCGAAGGTGCTTGTTGTTGTTTCTGTGATACCAGGCCAAATGTTTCCGACTCCGCCTGTACCTGTACCTGTGTATCCGAGGATTCTCTTGACACGGTGAGATGTACCGACACCCTTCTTACGAGGGATGCGATTGCGTAGTGGAGTTGGGCGTGGTGTGAGCAGTTTTGCAGGTGCTTCGAGATCGAAGGCTGCGAACGATGTGCTCAATGGAGATGT